CGCCTATCATTATATGCTCTCCACTAAGTCTTTAATTATACCAGAGGCTGGGAATCCTTGGGTTACGTCAGTTAACACAGCACCTATCACATCGTCTGGTGAGAGTGAACCTGACAATATAGCTCCAATACCTGACACCAGATCATTACCTTTACTGGCAGCAGGGCCAAGCAGTACACTTGTCGGGTCAACACCCCAGTTACTAGCACGTAGGGGATCAAGAGCAAACGATAGACCACCAATATATGTGACAGCGCCTAATACATGGCTAACTGCTGTCTTATCTTCCCACTTCTCTATGTCACCTGTCTTAGCATACTCACGCATAGCAGAGGCCATGATCTGAGTAGCAATCATCATGCCTATGTACGGAGCAATCACCGCTGCTTGTCTTAGCTTGTCTTGAGAAGTGCCGTTAGCAACCATGTTGTTGTACCAGCCCTTCATCACTACGTTGTTAAACACAATAGAGAATGACTTCAGCTGACCTAGCAGCTTGAATCGTTCATCAGCCATCCAAGCAGGTTTCTGTACCATACGAGGGCGCATCACTGTATCCTCTACTATGTTAAGAACACCCATCTTGAACTGCTCTTCATAGTACTGGTCTTTCTTACCACCTCTTAGATGCCAGTTGTATGCTTCAGATATATTAAGACCAGCCTCTGCAAACTTATCACCTATACGCAGCTGCTCTTTTACATCACCTTCAGAGATTGCCTTCTGATACTTAACTAGGTCAGACCTAAACGCTTGCTCACCTTGAATAGCAGCAGTCATACGTAGTGCTTCTGTCCACTGAGGAGTTAGCGTCATGTTATAGAAGAAGTTCTCTACGTTAGTGATCCTGCCGCCAATCTCATTGTCACCAATACGTGCAGCAGCTGTATTCTTAAGCTCATAGGCAGTGATACCTAAGTCTTGAATGATACCTTCATCTACTAGCTGAGCAGCGTCCTTAAAAGCAAGACCCCTACCATGCTTAAACTGCTCACGTATGATACGCGCTGTCAGTTTACCTGCGGTAGTTACAGACTTACCTGTTTGTCCTGTTCTGGAGGCTACAACGAACACCTCAGCCAATGAAGGGAGAATAGATAGAGGAAGTAAGGTTACAGATAAACCCGCTCTAATCGCATTCTGTGCGGTTCTAAGGCCATCCCCTTGGGTGACATCAAGGTTACGGATAGGGATACGCTGAGACAGGTTCATCATGTTAGCCATGTCTTTTACTACAGCCTGAGTATCAAACTGCTTGCCTTGTGCCTTAGCATCTCTTATAACTTCAGCAGCTTCTTTGTAGAACAGCTCATTGTTAGCACCAAACATCTTAGCGTGTGCTAATCTCTCTGACATCATTTCGTAATAAGAGTATATAGATTCCTGTACGCTAGACTTAGGGTCAGTCCAGTTGTTCCAGAAATCCTGCGGAAGCTCTGCCAACATACGATGGGTTTCGACAGCATTCTGATCGTTTACTCTAGCGCCTCCAGAAGCCTTAACTGATGCTTGCTTCTTACTTACAGTAACCGCTGCCTGATCCCTAGCCTGAGCTATTTCTGTATCTGTCGTTAGCTTCTTCTTCTTTATTATCTTGTTAGCTTCTTTCTCTACAGCCTCTAGGTATCCTTCTTCTAATGCAGTAGAGATAGCACCAACGTCAGCTTGAGAACCAAAGTGTTCATAACCCTGCTGCTCAATACGCTGCACATACGCTTCTACTTTATCAAGAGTTAGATCAATACCCTTGGCATCAGCAACTGCCATAGCATTGTTAATAAACTCTTGTCGATTAGTCTTTATCTTCTTGTAATCTAATCTACCATGCAGCGGGAAGTAACTAGTACCTTCAAACAGAGTAGCATCAATGCCTAGCTTCTTAAGGTCTGCTTTAATAGTTACATCTAGGAACTTAGAAAGGTCTTTAGATGCCTTCTTACCTTGAGAAGATAGCTGAGAGAATGCCTTATCTTTAGCTTTACCATCTTCCATGACACGATAGTCATGCACCGCCTGAGCTTGCTTAGCATCTAGGCTTAGGAATGATTTAACATTACCCAGATAAGACGATTTAAATGCCATAGCCTCTGCATGTACAGGACGTATACCTATTCTACGAGCAAAGTCTCCAGTGGTCTGAGTAAACTTACCTGCAAAAGCACGGGACTTATTGGTGTTCAGCCTCCCTACCATGACGCTTCCTGAGTCACCGATTACAGGAGCTACAAACCTAGAGTACAGGTGAGATAGTTTGGTGTTAGATACTGGAATCTGCTCTTGATCCTTGAACCATCCTTTAGTCGCTGGATCATACTTGACAATCCCTTTATCTACCTGCTTGGCGTAGTCTATGTCTGCATTGTTCTGTGCTTTAGACATGACGCTGCTGCCTACACCAAAGGGTAAGCCTAATATACCACCAACAAGAGCCTCTACTGCTGACTCTTTAAGGGATGCTTCAACATCAAACTCGTCCCAGTAAGATGTAGAGTTAGTAGCCGCTAGTGTTGTTGAGAAATCCTGAATACCTTCAGTTAAGCCAGAGGTTAACGCTGCTGTACCTGCTGTTCTAGCCAGTGAAGGGGTCTGAGCTACCTGACTACGTATTGCATTGCTGTATGCACCTGCATTACCTGATCTAATAGCTTTAATAATCTCAGGGGATGTAGTCTTAAACGCAGGGCCAAGAGCTTTAACAAACTTAGCAGCAGCCAGAGGCTCTAACGCACCTAAAGCAAGACCAGTACCAATGTCTGCCATAGAAGCATTGTATGCCTCGTCCATATCCTCTGCTTTTAAACCAATATCACCTATGTTCATAAGGCCAGAGGTTAAACCACCAGCCACCAGAGCGCCTACAGAGCCTGATGCACCCACTGTTGAGGCCAAAGGAACTGCTGCAACTGCTGCGGGTAATGCAACACCAACAGTACCTACACCTCTAGCTACTTGATCCAGCAAACCTCTGAAGGAGAACTCACCATCTTCATACAGAGGATGTGCAGTAACCCTACTTACTTCTCTTAAGTTATCGTTCTTGGCATCAACCATAGCCTGTCCGAATGCACTGTCTGCGAATCCGAACGCCTCTGCTACTGATTGACCACCTCTGTATAATAGCGCCTGACCTAAGTCAACTCCCGCGCCTACTTGATCATCTAATCCATCAGGTCTTCGAGCTGTGTTCTGATCGAACTGTGCATCCGACATGCTCCACAGTGCGTCAAAGTCTATGGCTTCTGACATTATATGTTTCCTGTTGTGATGTCTACTATTGCGGGTCTTACGTCTTTTAACTTTACATCTTTCTCCCCAACCTCAAATACTCCAGTACTCCGGTCAATTATCTGCTCAAGGAAAGTATTCCTAGCGTTTGGGTTCATGTTCATTACGTTACCATTAGTGCTAGAGTATATAAGTTTAGCTAAAGCCTCGGCCTTGTCTTGAGGTACACGCAAGCCTACAAGATCAGCTCCTAGATCATCTATCTTAGCACCATACTGCTTATATATATCTCCGCTACCACTAGCAGCTTGCATCGCTGCCCTAGCTCTCATAGAATCTAACAGCAATGCTGCATCTTTATATTGCTTATCTTCAGCAGCCTTAGCTTGACCTGTCCTAGCTGCAATACCTGCCTGTAAGCCTCTTCCTAAGTTAGCAGCAGTACCCATACCAGAACCTGAGCCAGCCAACATAGCTGCACCCATAGCCATCAAGTCAACACGCTCGTTCAATGCATCAAACCAGTTAGTGTCATCGCCTCTGTCTGCCTTTAGCTTCTCTGCGTTAGCATCAATAGCAGCGGTAGTCATAGACTTGTCTTCTACTGGTACAGTCCCTATTGAATCACCACCTCCAGCAGGAGCGTCATCACCGCTTAAAGCGCCAATACCAAGGGCAGCTAGTCCAGATGTAACTGCTGCTCTGTTAGGATTAATACCTACAAAGTCTTTAGGATCACGAGGCATCATACGTCCACCAGCACCACGCTTAAGCGGATCGTATTTACGGCTATACCCTGCCGCCTTCATTAACCTTTCTAGGTATGGCGTTAACTTAGGAGCATTACGTATTGCTGCACCTCCTAATCGTGTTGCTGGAAATAAGCCAAGAGCTGTCATAGCTGCATCTGATAAAGTCTTATCCTGTACTCCACCATATAGCTGCTCTTGCGTAGGTGCAAAAGCTGACGCAGGGGGAGTTTGAAATATAGGAACTGCCATTATACACCTACCTTGTTAAACATATTAACTTGCTGCTGTTGCATTTGTTTCATTTGAGATACCAGCAAAGACTCCAGCAAGTCTGCTTCTCTGTTACGTCTAGGATGTAGCTCGACATTCTTCCATTCGTCAGGGTCACGTAGCTTAGTGATAGCTGTCTGCAAGTCACCGCTGATAACTGCCTTCATTGTCTTGTACTTAAGAGCAGCAGCACCATAGTTATGCAGCAGCGATAGAGCCACTGCCTGTTGTTGTGGTGCTAGTGAATCAAACTTAGGGAATGCATTGCGTA